CAATCTCTCTAGATAATTGATCAACTGCATCTAAAGCTTTGTAAGATGTTACCCCACTAAACCCTCTAACACATCCAGTAAAAGTTGTATTTGTTTTTTCCTTATATAAAATAATTTCATTATCAATTTGTATCAAACCATATCTATCAGGAAAGTGATATGTACCAAAAATACCTTTGTTAAGATCAAAAGTAACTGTAATAGTAGTATCTTGATATCCTACATCACTTCCTAAACGAGTTTGATTAGTATTATTAGTTAATGATTCTAATTTTAAATATTCATCTATATTCTGAATTAAATCAGCAGAGGCTCCTGGATATTCTTGAGAAACATAATATTCTTTAAGAAATTCCCCCAATAAAGGAAAATCTTCCTGAACAAAAGAAGGAAGTTGATTCTCAACTATATTTTGAATCTGTACTCTTTGGAGATCTGTTGATATCATCTTAAGATATTAATATTAGTTAATAGAGGTAGGATTAATCGCATGATGTAGATCCTGGAATACTTGGATTTCCACGAACCAATGTTGCTGTTGCTTGAGGGGATGTAGTAATAGTACTCTCTTCAGTTGTAGCAGTAGTGTCAGGAATAGCACTAATATCTATATTTTCTATATCTAAGTTCAAATATAAATCATGAAGACCTAAAATATCATTAGAACAAGGAGAAGCAGAAATTTCAATAACTGGGAATCCTTTATTAACAACCGTATTAGTTATATTAATAGGGAAAAGTTTAATTTCTCCTCTAGTATAGTCAATTGTACCAATAGATTTTTTAATCGTTTTAGATTGAGTAGATGATGTTAATTGTATTAGAGAAACAGTGCCAGTAGTAGTAGAATGTGGATCGGGTTTATCAGTAAGATAAACTGTACCAGCAATTCCCTCTACATTAAATCCAGAGGACTTAATATTAGATCCATCACAACTTTGAACTATAATACAATTCCCAAAACAAATTTCATATTCCACAAAACTATTTAACGATATTCTCAAATCCCTTTTCATGGTCACCCTAGTAATATTAGAAGTAATCGCATCACTAGTATTATCAATTACAGCTAAGAGTTTACTATACTTAAATCTAGCCCCAAATTTATTCATTTCTGCCGAATTGGCATATTTACGTAAATTATCTAATACTTGAGTAATAAGATCCTGTCCAGATGTTGCTAAATTGGAATTATAGTATAAAATTATACTTAATTCTACTGATAAAAACTTCAAATCAGAGATTTCTACGTCTATTCCTGCTACAGTGTATTTTTTAATGTCTCTTTTGATATTATCTTTGATCATATTGGACAAATAAAGTCCACTTGAAGGTTTTATACTCACAAAGACCTTTCCATACTGAGGAGGATCTAATGTTTCCCCTCCAAATGCCGATACTGCGTCAGTTTGAGGGTATAATGATGGAATAATTGCTTCATAATCATCAGTAGTCACTGCTCTTTTCTGAGAAGAGTAAATTCTAGTAGAATATTTCTTAATAGATTCAATATCTTCGATACTTTGACCGTTAGAAGCGTCTTTAAGAGTGGTAATTTCGGAAATTCCTGAATTTATAGGAGTATTTTCTCTTGAAGAAGTTAATTTTCCACTAAAATTCAAGTTTGAAATACCATTTGCCAATAATCCATTGGTTACAAGGTAAGAAACTTCAATAAAACTAGGAGCTTCTAATTTTTTACCAAAAATTCCATCTCCAAAGATCAATTCATACCTCTCACCTTCTACTTCTTGAATAAAATAGACAGGAGAATCAGGATTTATGTCAAATAGACTCTCAGATTGACTATATTTTCGTGTAACAGTAGAAGATTCTGATGGTTTTACGATTACTCTTATTGTAGAGAGGTCAATACCAGAATTTTCGAGAATAAAACGTTGATCAGGGTCAAATGAATTTACAGTAAAGGTAGAAGTAATGTAAACTCCTTCCTGAACGGCAACATCATTGAATACGGCTTCATTATTTGAGACGGGAACGGTAATATCATCTAAAATTGCAAAGGTATAACTCTCATTATTGAAATCTGCTGATGCTGCAACTATTCCTTTATTTAAAGTTATGGTTTGAGGTACAGATGCATAGTCTGATGTATCTACAAAAAAGGAAATATTAGCTTGAGAACACTTTTTAGACCGAGGAACATATCCAATATTTCGTGCAAGAGATACAACATTCTCTCTTAATGTTGCACTATCGATGAAAACCTCATTTGATACCATGTTGGCATTGTATGAGGTGATATAAGTGTTGTATGCAAGGACATCAATTATAGTTGACAGGTTAGATCCTTCAAAATCATAATCCGTAAAATTAGAATTAGATCGAAGATAATCTTTAATTGATGTTTTTATCTGGTCAAAGTCCAGATTTGCGAAATTAACTAGGGGCATTATCTTGCTGGTTGTAATGCGAATGATAACTGTTGTGCTTGTGCTTCTATTCCAACTATTTCATAAGTGATGATAACATCAAATTCATATGAATCGGGATTGGCTGACACTTTGGTAGATAACAATTTAACTCTAGGCTCATAATTTTTAATAGTATTCTCAATTTCACTCTTTATTGAGGATGCAGTAATGTCATCCATATTCTCAAAGAGCAATTCATTGACTCTTGAACCCAAATTATTATTAAAAAATCGTTCTCCTGGTGCAGTAAGCACTAAATTACGAAGAGAACGAGCAATAGCTGTCTGATTTTTAATCGCAATAAGGTCTTCGGTTAACGGATTAACCTGAAAAGACATGCTAATGTCCTTAAATGACTTGCTTATGCGTTGAACAGGCACTATAAACGGGCAAATATATCTTTATTTAGCAGTATTATTCTAAAGAATTTAGTAACTCATGAAAATCACCATCTTCTTTCTTTTCATATAAGTCATTTGTTACTTTTTTATCACCTTTTTTAGGTACAATCGAGTCATTTGCTATCTCTCGAAGCATTTTTTGATATTGATGATTGGGTAAGTTGTCTAAAAAATCGTGCATTTCTATATTTCGAGTCTTTTTTATTTATTTTAGCATGGAATGGTATATCTGGTTTCTTCTAATGTTCCTGCGATGTTATAAGAAATAATAGTACGTCTTTTATCTGTTCTATTAATACTCGATTCATGTAAAATAGAAGAGGGAAAGAGAAGCATATCTCCTTCTTCTACTTTTGGCTTGTATTCATTATTTGCACCATCAAAAGGATTACCAAATGGAGGAAAAAAATAAGTGGAATCATGCGAATCTGCATCTAATTCCACATAAATGATACCAGACCATCCTACTCCTCCATGATTATGAGTCATATGATAATCATGTTTATAATATTTTTGATACCATATATCAGTAAAGTGTATTGGTATGTCTGGTGCAAATTGTTTAAGGTAAGGTTTAATAATATTAACTACAACAGGTATATAAGGAGCTAACTCTTCCTTATGATCATGTTGGGCATGATAGTCTGTAATCATTCCTTGATCGTTTCTTCCATTATTATATCCTTTATGTAATTCCTCAGGAGGAAGAGCATCTAAGATTCTTTTTTTATTATGTTCCCAATTCTCAATTTTATAACGAATGAGAGGAATGGAAAACATTATTTCTACATTGTCCATGTTAAGTTTTTAGTAATTAAAAAAGGACTCATAAAGAGTCCCCTTTTGTTTATCTACCTTGACCACGGTAGCGTTTCTTAGCTTTGTTACGAGAGGTTGCCGCATACTTACTATGCTTGCCTCTTCCTTGACGAGTTTTTTTCGGCGTTGCTTCGATTATTTCACCACCGAGGGGACTTCTCATTGCCATTTAGTTATTCTCCATAGTAAACGAGACACGACGGTTAGATAACACGAGTCTTCTCATGACCAACACGTATCCGAGGATCGCACCAGATCTTATAGTCTGCATCAATAGCATCTAAACAGAAACTAACGTCCTCTCCACACATATCCTGAACTGCTCCAGACTCAAACTGTTGCATCTTCGGAGCAAACCAAGGATATTCCATTTTCTTATCCTCGAAAACACCGTTCTTAATCATGACCCAACCGAAACCTGTGTAGTCTACGGTGAAAGGCTTCTTACGCTTGGAGATAGACTCAACGGTTTCATGATTCATGACTCCACCGTTCTTGCGGAAATCATCTTCCTCTAACCAGTGAGCAACTGAGGTAGTCATGCCGTCTTCTGTGGCATACCAACCAGCAGCAATTTCACGTTCATCACCTTCAGCAGGTAATGCAAGGTCGCATAATTGCCAGAACTTGTTAGTATCAAAGACAATATCCGAGTCAATCCAAAGTTGGTAATCATATTCTAGTTTACCATCCCAAGGTACTTGATTAGGACCACGAAGAACATTTGCACCTAATACTTTACAACGTGCAAAGTTTACCATAGAAGAGTAGTCTTGTGAGATCTGAATACTCATTCCATTCTGTACCATATCAAAGCACAGTTGTACAAAGTTCTTTAAAAAGATATATGATGTTCCTCTACCTGGAAGACAGAAAACAATCTTCTTTCCTTTCCATCTTTCTTTGATAGCCGCTATATCCCAATCTGGTGCTTTACTTTTCTTGGGAGGGACTGTCTTTACAGTAAATCCTTTTGCCATAGTGTTTTGTAATTACATATCAATTATACTCGATTGTATGTATAATGTCAATATGAATCTTCTTCCCACATAGGTGTTGGGAGAACCCTACCTGGCCCACCAACGCCGCACTTGGGACCTAGTTTAATATATGATAAATCTTGTTCTGTATAATCTGTCTTTAACAACCCGACCATCACCTTTAACATCTCCCATGTCTCACCAAACTCTTCTTGATCTAAGTTGGCATAAAGACATCTATCTTGG